AATACTTTTGTTTCTTATCAATATGCAGAGGTAACTATTGAGGTCGAAGATGGAAATGGTTATTTGTCACAATGGAAAATTAGAACAGATGAAGACCCAACTGCAAATAATCCATTACGTCCTATTAGTGGTGAAACGAGATTATTAGCTGACATAACAACTGACCCCGACTTCTTTTATTTATTTTGTAATATTGACCCGAATAAACTACCTACAAATGCAGTTAATTATAAAATAACTGCTGAATGGGTGGGTAATGTTAATGAAGGAATTGGAGATCCACCTTATACGATATTTAGAGAACGTGATATTGCTTGGGCTGAAATAGTGCAAGCACCAGTTATTCAAGAAGATGAATTTTGTGAGCCGAATGAATGCCCTTATGAATCGTTAGTTTTAGCTGATACAAATTCAACTGATAGGTTTAAAAACGATGTATCAACATTCTTTAAACAAGCTATTGGTCAATTAGGTACTGTTACTTTTTATTTAGTAGATGAAAACGGAAATGAATACGAAATAAACGATGGAACGTATGGTGTATTTTGGGCATTGGGAAATTTTACTTACGAACCTTTATTAAGTGCAGTTCAGATTCATTGGAGAAATGTACTTATATTATTAGGTGAGGGATGCTATCGAATTAAAACAAGCCTTAGCAGATTAGTAGGTGAGCCATTAGTCACTTATTCTTGTTGCTATAAATTACTTCAATATTCGTGCGATAAAGCAGAAAAAACTGTTAGAATTACATCCGTTCAAAATGGTAATTTTAAAGATTTAGGAATAAATTTTAAAGGAATTAATTTAACGGGTGATATTCGTTTTGATGCAACTTTTGGACGTGAACAAATTGAGGTTAATAATACAATGTATGTTGGTGTAAATGACATTAAGACACTAAACGCACAGGATCAACGCAGCACGTTTACTTTGACTTCTAAATTAGTGCCTCACATTTGTATAACGCATCCATTGTTTAAGTATCATTTGCGAGGTACGGAGTTATTTGTAACCGTTTACGATAGATACAATCATAGACAAGACTACATTGAATACCCAGTATTTTTTGAGAATCCAGATGAAATAAAGTATTTTGATTATAACACAAATGCTGCTTTAGTATTAAATTTTAGTGAGCGAATTATCGAAACACGCACAACTACTTGCGATGGTGATAGACCTTTAGCACCTTTTAATGGTCAATATTTGCCAAGTTGTGTTCCTTTTTTATGTGAAGATGCAATAGTGGAAAATTCAGACACTTCATATATTAATACAGTTGTAAGCGGTGGCACGTTAGTACTTCCAGACATTACAGTTACCGATAGTTATGGCAGTACATACACTCAACCAAGTGTTACAGATGTGTTTTGTACGATTTGCGCAGATGCAACTTATGACCTTGAAGATACTTTAGGCAATCCATTATCAAGTGGTTCAATTCCAAGCGGAGCAAACGATGTAATTGTAGCACCCGATGCAACGGTAGAAAATAGTAACACTTCATATTTAGACACTATTGTAAGCGGTGGTACGTTAATATTGCCTGATACCGACATTGAGGTAAATAGTATATTTGAGGGTACGGTTCCAAGTGCTGCAACTGTCGGCATTCAATTAACCGATGGAGTGAATCCCGTTACACCTACTTCGGTTGCGGTTAGTGGTTATACCGTAACTATTGAAGTGCCAAGCGGTGGTGCTGCTCCCGTTGGTGCTAAATTGATGAAAACGGGTCAAACGACTTCGTATAGAACGGGTGACGATGGTAATTTAGGTATAGGAAGAGCAACTAACTTTTTTACGTTAGCAAGTAATAACCCTTTCGGTAATACCAATAGATTTACTGATGAATTGGGTACTCAGTTATATTTGACTGATATAGTGATTGATTGGTCAACTTATGATGGAGCAACTGTTTTAGGTTATTACAGAGTAAGAAATGGTGTAAATGTACTCTGGAATACCGCAATAGACGATTCTTTATTAGTAAGTATAGGAATATTCACAACGGGGTGGAGGTTACCTAATATTTATGAATTGCAAAATATATGTAATTTTTCAGTGCCAACATCATTAAATTATGCTCCTTTTACTTTAGGATTAAGTGGAAGTATTGGGATTTGGTGTTCAACTACTAACCCAGCATCAGCAGGTCAATCGTATAGATTGGCAAATCAAAATGTTTTAGGCGCAGCTAATAAAACGGGCGGTGCTAATTATATACCTTGCAGAAATTTCACAGTAACAGGAATAATTTTAACTTAAAAAATAAAACAATATGACTTATAAATTTGAACAATTCAAAGTAACAATAACAGACCCTAAGATTGCAATAAATTTGAACACAATTCAAGACAAAGCAATAGATAAGTTGCTGAGCGTAGATATTACATTAATAACCGACACCGCAACTTTTGGAGTTACTGCAATAGATATGCCTTATAGTTCAACTTGGGATGATGACGATATTGCACCAATGGTTAATGAGTGGTTAAAACAATTTCAAGTATTATGAGCAATGAAGTAGAGGCTGCGGCTGATTCAATAGGTTTGTCAACTGCTTTAATGAGCGTAATGATGTTTGTTTCAGACCGATTAGACGTGGTGAATATTAATCAATGGCTTATTACAGTCACTTCAATAGGCGGTATAGTTTGGATAGCTTATAAAATTAGAGGTCAATATTTAGATAATAAATTGAAACAAAGACAACTTGATAAAGATAATTGATTTTGTAAAGGGAACATTTTTAGAGAATGGCAAACCCTCTTCTAAGCGTGCTACTTTGTTTGCGGTGGTCATTATGTTGGCTATTGTTGTAATAAGCTATACAGACGTTTCTAATGCAGTTGAAATGGCATTAGTGTTATCGGGTTTGATTGGTTCTTTGGTAGGTATTACCGTTTATGGGGTTGTGAAGTCCAATAAGGATACTGATAAGGTATAAAAATAATATTATAGCCTTAATTTATACCACTTCAAATATAAAAATCTAAATTATGGGCAATTCGAAATGTAGGATTAAAGATGAATTAGCATTAATATTAGGTTTAAAGCTAAATCCATCAAAGCAATATCGTCTTACTCAATCACAAAAACAAGAACTAAAAGAACTACGTTATAATTGGGTTGAGGGTGTAAGTAGTGCAGTAGGTATCGATGCCAACGACATTAAACACGGGTGGCGAAAAGTCGATGGACATTCAGTATTTTATAAGAATCCATTATTTACCGAAAAAGGACAAGATGAATTTGCACAGTCATTAATCGAAAGTTTAAAAAACCACGCACCGAATTATCCTACCATTGAAAGAGTTTACCAAAGTGAAGGTCATTTGTTGGTTATAGATCCTGCAGACGTGCATATTGGTAAATTGGCAACGTCATTTGAAACTGGTGAAGAATACAATTCACAAATAGCAGTTCAAAGAGTAAAAGATGGTGTGCAAGGTATATTAAATAAAGCAAACGGATTCAATATTGAAAAGATTTTATTTGTAGGTGGTAACGATATACTGCATATTGACACACCTAAAAGAACTACAACAAGCGGTACTAATCAAGATACGTGCGGAATGTGGTATGATAATTTTTTAATAGCTAAAAAGTTATACGTTGAAGTTTTAGAGCAACTTATTCAAGTGGCAAACGTACACTTTGTATTCAATCCAAGTAACCACGATTACACAAATGGTTTCTTTTTGGCAGATGTAATTCAAACACATTTTAGAAACTGCGAAAATATTACTTTTGATTGTAGCATAGCGCATAGAAAATATTATGCTTATGGTAAAAACCTTATAGGCACTACTCACGGTGATGGGGCTAAACAACAAGACTTAGGAAGTTTAATGAGTATTGAAGCTAAAGACCTTTGGGCATTTGCTGAACATAGATATTATTACACTCACCACGTTCACCATAAAACCGCAAAAGATTATATTAATGTAACGGTTGAAAGTTTAAGAAGTCCAAGCGGTGCAGATAGTTGGCACGATAGAAACGGTTACAAGGGCGCACCAAAAGCTATTGAGGGTTACATACATCATTCCTATTATGGACAAATAGCAAGGTTAACACATATATTTTAACCTCCAATGTTTTCATCAAGTAAACCAAACTCATCAAGTAATTCAATGACCGCTTTTTTATAAGGTTCGTATTCGTAATCGATGTGCTTAAATTGTCGCCAAAGGTTATTCTTTAACTCAAATATAAAACAAGCCATATCATTAGCTTTTAATATAGTTTTAGCTTCGTTTTCATCTTCCGTTTCAAAAGTTATTTTCATATTACCAAATATATTTAATAAAAGCCCTAACTCCAACAATAACAACTAATAGAATTACAAGCCATTTAACGTACTTTTCCCATTCGTGGGTAGTGATAACCTTATCGACTATAAAAGAGCGTTCATAGACTATTCTATTTTCTTTACATTCAACTTCGTGATGTATCTCATTGGTAACGGTATCATAAAAGTATTGAAGTCTTACACGTTCATTGTTTATTACTTCTACTTTTGTGTTGGTTAGGAACTTTGTAATAGTATCGTACCTGACACCTTCAACAATAATAGTATCGTGAATGTGTACAGTATCTCTTTGAACTAAGTGAGGGTGTTTTGCAGTAATTCGGTTTATTCGTTTTTGTGGTGAGCAACCAACAGATGCCAAAATTGAAAGTAACAACAAAGTAATGGCTATTAATAACGTTCTTTTTGGTTTCATATAATGTGTATTAATTGCCCTTGTTTACTGTAAACTAAAATTATTCCAAAATGAATATCTAACTGCCTAACCTCATCATTGAATCCTAAAAATAGGAATGCGTTTCGATTTTTTAGATAATATTCCTTTGTGGCCTTCATATACTTTTATATTCAACTTTAGCATCAAATCTAGGGCAACTTTTAGCAACGTTTGGGAAGTCTCTATGACCTTGTATAACCGCACTAGGGTAAAGTCTTCTTAAATCACTTAAAACAACCTCAAAAGCTAACTTTTGCATATTAGTTCTGTCGTCTTTATCTTTGCCACCAATGTATGATACGTGAATAGATTTAGAATTAAAACCTTTAACACCATTGGTAATTGTTTCGTGGTCGGCTAATTTATGAATATACCCCGTTTTATCAATCAAATAATGATACCCTACATTTTTCCAACCTAATTTTTTCCAATTGTTTATAATGGTTTCAACTCTTGCATCTTGTGAGGTAGCGGTGCAATGGCAAACAATGTATTCTATTTTTCTCATAATCTAATTTAATTTAAAAACACCGCCCGAACAAATCAATGACGAACGGTGTTAGTGTTTATGAAAAGTGACTACAAATTAAAACAAAATATTTGAATTAAACAATACCGTACATCATTTTAATTTACCGTTTGTGTAGAATTTGTTAAACGTGTTGTTTAGAAAGTTAATTTTGAAGTCAAATATTAAAATATAGAATTATGATAAAAGCAAATGATTTAAGAATTGGGAATTTAGTTATAGAAAATGAATTCCCCAATATCTATTCACAAATACAATCAATATCATTTAATGGATACGCAAGTTGTACGTATAATGATTCAGTAAATGTAAATGATTTAACACCAATCCCATTAACCGAAGAATGGTTGATTAAAATGGGGTTTGAAAAAACACCTTATGAATTTAAAAACGATAATTTTTCATTTAATTTTAAATATTCATCTTTATACAATAGTGTAGCTTTAATCAAAGATGATGTTAAATATGTTCATCAGATGCAGAATTTAATATACGCACTTACAAACGAAGAATTAACAATATTATGAAAACACCAAACGAACATTTATTACAAGCGTTATTTCACGTTCAATGCGCTTTATCTCACATTGATAGGGTACACAGTCAAACGATACCCAGTGAGTTCACACTATCTTTACAAAAGAAGTTACGCAACTTTGATAATTACGCAACACGTCAACTTCGCATTATGCAGAAATTATACGCAATAGATCAAGAAGCAATGATTATCTTTGAAGATGCTTTTAATAGTAAGGTTGATGAGGTTGTAGGTATGGATATTAAACAGTTTGTTAAAGTTGAGGAAAATTAAAAACAAAATAGTATGTACGAAATAATATGTTTAACTATTAGCCAGTTTATTTTTAGCTTCAGTAGAACTTTAAATGTAAGATATACTGCAAAAGAAAATGTAACTATGGGAATTATAACATCTACATTAATAAAATTAACTTGGCTTTTTAGCAGTGCAATAGGTATTGAATCCGTTATTAATGGTGATTTTATAATGTGTATTGTTTATATTGTTAGTGGTTTAATTGGTGATTATTTATCTTATAAAATAAAAATAAAATGAAAGATACAATAGCGGTTTGGTTTAGTTGCGGTGCTGCAAGTGCAGTAGCAGCAAAGAAAACCATTGAAAAATACAAAGACACGCACAATATAATTGTAGTTAATAACCCAGTTGTTAATGAACACGAAGATAATAGACGTTTTTTAAAAGATGTTGAAAAATGGATAGGAAAAGAAATAATTAGTGCTACAAATAAAAACTATCCAACTTGCGATATTGTAGATGTGTTTGAAAAAAGGAAATACATTAGCGGTGTAGCTGGTGCGCCTTGCACAAAGGAATTAAAAAAAGAAGCACGTTACCAATTTGAAAAAGAAAACAAAATAGACTTTCACGTTTTAGGATTTACTTTTGATGAAAAAAGTAGAAGTGATAGGTTTATGAAGTTTGAACGTGAAAACCTTATACCCATTTTAATAGATTTAAAACTAACTAAAGGACATTGTTTTGATATACTTTTAGATGCTGGTATAAAACTGCCAGAGATTTATAAATTAGGTTTTCCAAATGCTAATTGCATTGGTTGTGTAAAATCACAAAGTCCGACTTATTGGAATTTAGTTAGGGATAAGTTTCCAGAAATATTTAATCAAAGAGCAGAGCAAAGTAGAAGATTAAATGTAAAACTTGTTAAGTATAAAAGTCAAAGAATATTTTTAGATGAGTTAAAACCAACTGACTTAGGCGGTAAAATTAAAAGTTGGGAGTGTGGAATTTTTTGTGATACCGAATGAAAAAGCTAATTATACTATTGTTACCTTTGTCTATACAAGCACAAAGCCAAAACGAAATCTACAAGTACCTTAATCAAATAGGCATTAAACAAGCTGAAATAGTAATGGCGCAATGCCTTGTCGAAACGGGTCATCTAACTTCAAACATATTCAAGTCGAATAACAACCTTTTTGGAATGAAAGAAGCAAAGCAAAGGCGAACTACTGCAATCGGTACAAAGAATGGACACGCATTTTATAAACATTGGCACGATTCAGTTATTGATTATTGGTATTACCAACGTGCTTACTACAATGGAAGCGAGGACTACTATTTGTTTTTGAGTAGAATGGGTTACGCTGCAAATCAAGGCTACATTGATAAGGTTAAAATGGTGCTATGGAAGTGGTCGAGTTGTTAAATTAAAAAAATAAAAGAAATATGAATGTAGTAAGCTTATTCAATGGAATGAATACAGGTAGACAAGCCTTAGAAAATGTAGGAATAAAGGTTAACAAATACTATTCAAGTGAAATAAAACCTTATGCAATAGAATTAACTCAGTATCATTTTCCTGATACTATTCAAGTTGGTGATGTTACAAAATGGAGAGATTGGGATATTGATTGGTCAACAATTGATTTAATTTTAAGCGGTTCACCTTGTCAAGATTTAAGTGCAGCTGGTAAACGTGCAGGAATAAATGGAAGTAGATCGAGTTTGTTTTTTGTATTTGTTGAAATATTAGAACATATTAAATCATTAAATCCTAAAGTGTTATTCTTACAAGAAAACGTTGGTAGTGCATCAAAGTTAGATGTTGGAATAATGAGTAGAGCTTTAGGAGTTTACCCAGTTAGAATCAATAGTAGTTTAGTGACCGCTCAATTACGTGACCGTTATTATTGGAGTAACATAAGAACAAAACAAGATGGTATGTTTGGAGATTTAATTACCGATATACCACAACCAAAAGATAGGGGTATAATGTTTAAGGATGTTTTAACTAGTGGCCTGGCAGACACTGATAAACATACTTGTTTAAATACTGGTAGTGGTGTGACTGAAAAATCTTCACAAAGATATTTAAAACATCGAAACGAAACAACGGGAATGTTAACTCTAATCTATGAAGAAAATAACGAATTAAGATGCAAAACAAACACTAAACAAGGTTATGACGTAGTAACTGAAAATGATTGTTTAGATTTAAGTTTTCCAACTTCAACAACTCGCAGAGCTAGAGTAACAAAAGGCAAAAGTCCTTGTTTAATGGAAAGCTCAAACAACCTTTATTCTTATAAAGATGGTATTGTTAGAACTGTTAATAAAGTTGAAATGTGTAGGTTGCAAGGTTTTCCTGATAACTATTGTGATATACTTACAACTTCAAAAGCTGGATCATTACTTGGTGATGGTTGGACATTACCAATAATTGAACACATATTCTCTTACCTCCCATCCCTATAATACCCCTCCCATCACATTTTAAAACAAAACAAAACAAATAAATCATAATTTTACACAATGAATCCACACACTTACATAGGGCTACCTACGATAGTCCAAGAGATGCACCAATTAGACGTACCAATGGATATACTTCAACTGGATATAAACATAAAAGGCAAAACATTAGATAATATTTTAGAAGTTGTTTGCCACGTTACTGAATTGAAAGCGTATCAATTAAGAAGTAATACTAGAAAAAATAATATAATGACCGCTAGACACCTTTTTTTCTATATTGCACACAAACATACCAAAAAACAAATAGAAGTTATTGGGCGACATTTAAACAGACACCACGCAACCGTATTGCACGCTTGTAATAAAATAGAAAACCAATTAATTTATAGTGATGTGAATGATTTGGTCAATAAAATTGAGGCTATTTTAAGCCAAGTAAAAAAAGTAAATTAACAAAAACAAATAAATAAAAACAAAAATGGAACTAGAATTAAAAGGAACGATCAAAGTAATCAATGATGCACAAGTTTACGACTCAGGATTTCAAAAACGTGAGTTCGTTATCACAACTGAGGGCGACTATCCTCAAGACATCAAATTAGAATTTGTCAAAGACAAATGTAAGCTACTTGATAGCTACGGTATAGGGCAACCTGTTACAGTTGGATTCAATGTTAGAGGTAATGAGTATAACGGTAAGTATTATGTTAGCCTACAAGCGTGGAAAATAAGCGGTGAGGGATTGGGAACACCAGTGCAACCGACTGCTAAAGCTAAAACTAAAACAAGTGAAGATCCAGATGATTTACCTTGGTAGTAAATAACCACTCAAATAAACAGAAGCCTCCATAATCGGGGGCTTTTTTTATTCCTACATACTGTAACCTTGTTACCGTAACCTTCCAGGTGACAGTTAAAAATATCAAATAAAATAAATTATTTTTTATAATTTCGAAAAAAGTAGGGTTACGGTTACACTTTTTAGTTAAACCCTTTATTTCATTAGGCTGAGAGGTGTAACCTTAGGTGTAACCTTAGGTGTAACCCTAGGTAAAAGGTTACAGTAAAAAAATAATTAAATAAAATGTATTGTACATTGAAATTATTATTATATTTGTACTCAAATACACCACTAAGAAAGAATTTTTTATTAAAGCCTTGTAAAATGATTGCCTGTGGTGGGCTAATTTTACAGGGCTTTATATTTTAAAATACACCACATTATGGAAAGAATAGCAGTTTACACTTTCATTCGAGAAACGGGAGGCATTAGTTTAGAAAGCCCTATAATTTTAGAGATAGGAACTATATTTGAATACTGGGGGTTAACCTGGATAGTATCAGAAAAAAGTGACGACCTTTATTTAATTTGCAAACAAGTATGATAACAAAAGAATACGCTAAAAAATTAGCATCATTAGGTTTTTCTTTAATACCTTGCCGAGATGATAAATCACCAGTTGAAACAAAATGGCAAATTAAACCAACAAAAACAGTTGATGAAATAGAATTATTAAACCCTGAAAGATGGGGTTGTAGATGTGGTTATAACGATGTAGAATGTATCGATGTAGATTTAAAGGTATTGACTTCATTACCTGAAAGAAAACAATGGTTTGATGAATACTTAAATTTCTTATGTGATAATATAGAAAATTTTTTGCAGAAAGTAGTAATAGCAAAAACCGTTAAAGGTGGTTATCATATTCTTTATAAAACTAATATAAAGGATGGTAATAAAAAACTTGCTAAACTAGAGGGTATGAATAGTGCTATTTTAGAAACAAGAGGTGTGGCAGGTCAGTTCATTATGTATGGTGTATTCTATAATGAAAGAGAATATCATCATATCGATTATATTACAGATGAAGAAAGAAATATTATAATAGAAATATCCAGGACTTACAATCACATTTCTATTGAAACAATACCAACACCTAAAAAAACAGATTACGATAAAGTAAATGAAAATGATGTTACACCCTGGGATGATTACAATTCAAAACATACTGCATTAGATATTGTTTCAGATGAATTTACGGTTGTAAGAAACACAAAGAAATCTTATGTAATTAAAAGGCACGGTGCAGAAAGCCCACATAGTGGATATGTATTTAAAGATAGTGGATGTATGTACTTATTCAGTACTGCAACACAATACAAAGCAGAAACTTTATTATCACCTTTTATTATATTTACTCAAAAATATCATCAAGGAGATATTAAAAATAGTGTTAATGATTTATATGAAAAAGGTTATGGAACTAGAAGGGTAGCAAAAATAGTAGTGCCTGAAATATTAATTCAAGATAATAAAATAGATAGAGCACAATTCCCAATCGATATATTCCCAAAAGAAATACAACACTTTATAATTGAAAGTTCTACTAGTTTAGGTATGTCAATCGATTACATGGGTTGTGCTTTTTTATGGGTACTTTCTTTGGTAACTGGCAACAGTATGGTTATTGAAGTAAAACCAGGTTGGAAAGAAATAGCAACCTTATGGATTGCAATAGTTGGTAAACCTGGTATTGGTAAGACACCATCTTTAAAACAGATAATCGATCCATTAAGAAAGTTAAACGTAATTGAACAAAGAAACTTTCAAAAACAATTTGAACTTTACAATGCTTATTCAAAGTTAGATAAAAAAGAAAAAGAACACTGTCAGGAAGTACATAAACCCGTAAATAAACAATTTATTGTTGGTGATGTAACCCTGGAGGCATTAATAGATATTCACGAAGAAAACCCAAACGCAATAGGAGTATTCAAAGATGAATTAGCGGGGTGGTTAAAGGATATGAATAAATATCGAGCTGGTTCAGATTTAGAATTTTGGTTATCATCCTGGAGTGGCACACCTATTTCTTTAAATAGAAAGACCTCAAAAAATGCGTTTGTAGATAAACCATTTATTCCAGTTATTGGAGGTATACAACCAAGTATATTTGATGATTTTACCGAGGGTGAAAATAAAGAAAATGGTTTTGTAGATAGAGTTTTAATTAGTTACCCTGAGTTAATAGTAAACCACTACACAAAAGAGTATATTGATTTTGAATTAATAAAATGGTATGATTCATTTGTAGTAAATATGAAAGAAACAATTAATAAAAAGTTTCTTAAATTTGATGAAAACGACCAAATACAACCATTAGTAGTAAGATTTGATAAAGAAAGTGAAAAGGAATGGATTAGAATATTTAATAAATATACAGATATTCAAAATTCAGATGATGAAAATGAGTATATGAAATCGATGTTACCTAAACAAAAATCTTATATTCCAAGGTTTGCATTACTTTTAAATAATGTTTGGTTTTTTAGTTCAGATAATTACGATGTTGAAAAAATAAATAAAGAATCTATACTACGTGCTGAAAGATTATCAGAGTACTTTATTAGTATGGCAAAATTAGTTAAACAAGATTCTAAAAATAAATCAGATTTAAGTAATTTAGCAAAAGATAAAACTACTAATTTTGAAAAATTCAAAGCTATGTATTTAGCAGATAAAGAATTAAATAAAACAGTAGTAGCTGAAATGTTAGATGTATCAAGAAAATCAATTTACCAATGGGTTAAGAAAATAGAATCAGATGGAAAACTTTAAAGAAATAAAAGACCAGGCTAATACATTGATTGATGAATTACCATTAAATGAAATTGTAAAGGATAAAGATAAAATTAAAAGTTTATTGAAATATTACAAATATCATCCAAATTTTGAAGATAAATTTCATAACGGTTTCACTTATTTTATAAAGCAAAAGAATAAAGAATGGAATAATGTATGTATGTATATTATTGATAACTTAAATAATAAAATTGCATTATCTAAAAACTTTGCGCCTACATCAACAGATAAAGAAAAAGAAGGTACGTTAAAAGCATTAAGAGAAATAATAGATCCAATTATAAAAGAAAAAAGAAAACAATTTTATAAAGGTATGTTATGCGAAATAAGTGGTGTACCTATTAATGAAGCTATTGATTTACATATTGACCATCATAACCTGGACTTCATTGAAATAGTAAATAAATATTTAGAAACAAAAAATATTAGTTATAAAATTTTATTTGAGTATTGTAAAAAAGAAAATACTAAATGGAATATTATACACCCAGGAATAGTAAAAGACTTTATAAAATTCCATAACGAAAACACTACATTACGATTTACATTTAAAACAGAAAACTTAAAAAAACCAAAAGCAAAATGAAATTTCAAACATCAACTGAAGGATTGGAAATACACAGTCACTTCAAATTAAATAAACTATTACAAAAAGAATGTGAATTTATGTGCTATTCAGATAGTATGTTTGTTTATCATTTGAAAATATCAGATGGAATATTCTATGAAATAATATTTGAAGTAGATGGAGATTTATTCCCAAAGGAAGTATTACTTGATTTATTAAATAAAAATAGAATTGGTTATTTTAGTGTAACATTTTTTAATGAGGTACTAGGTCAAGAACCTAATCACATAGGAGTTTACAACAAATTAGATACTAAACATTTAAACTAAATGAACCCACTAATTAGACAACCCTTTGCCATAACTGAAACGTTTATTTGCAACGGTCACTTCGTAACGATACACTCAGGAAAGTACATCGTGAGTAAACGCTACAACAAACATATTAGTATAGCGATATTCGATACACCTTTGCAAGTTCAAGTATTTTGTAATAAAGATAAATTCCAAAACTAATGACCAAAGAAAACAAAGCAATACTTAACGAGTTATTTAAAGCTACTCAGCGATTGAAATACCCATCATTCCCTGAACACTATCACCACGATTATAAGCACTCAGATAATAGTACTAATGCACTCACTCGATGCGTTGTTGACTTTCTAAACTACTCAGGGCATTTTGCAGAACGTATCAATTCAATGGGTAGGTTTATATCTGGAGTTAAGATAGATGAAGGACACGCAAAATATCAAACGAATGGTAAATACATTAAAGGAACGGGAACGAATGGAACAAGCGACATATCAGCTAAAATAAAGTTACCTAATCATAAGTTTGCTATTCCCGTATCAATCGAAATAAAATTTGGAAAAGATAGACAAAGTTCAGACCAAAAAAAGTATGAGCAGAATATGAATAACGTAGGTGCTGTTTATATTATTGTTAGAAACTTTGATGATTTTATAAGTTGGTATAATGAATTTATAACGAACAACTAATGAAGTTCACGCATAACAATATCTTATACACAGTCAGATCCTTAAATGGCTTTCCAATACACAACGATACTAAATTTGTTTTGGTAGTTGGTAATGATGGAAGTAAACGAATATCGGAGTACTCAAAGGTCAAACCGTTTATATTTGATATTTACCGCCTATGTAATATGTAATACTGTATATTAGTATTAATATTACTTTTGGGTATAATTAAAAATCGAAATTATGAAATCAATAACACTTCAACAACATAATAAAAATCTTATAGAGGGAAAATACAAAGTAGCTAACTTGCTACATAAAAATAATGAATTTGACCAAGTAGTATTTATTGAACAAATGACTAAAACTGGTAAAAGATTTTTTAGAGATTTAATAGTAATAGACTACTACGCATAAAATAAATAATTAAAAATCAAAATTATGAAAACAGAAAAAACAAGTATTTATATTAAAATACATCAAGCTAAATTAGAAATTGGTAAGGTAGCAAAAAATGCTACTAATCCACATTTTAAAAATAGTTATGCTAATTTGAACTCATTGATTGAAGCGGTTGAATCAATCTTATTAGAAAAAGGTTTATTGCTTTTACAACCGTTGCAAGGTGGCAAAGTTATTACAATGATTTTTGATGTTGAAAGTGGAGAATCAATCCAAAGTGATATAGACCTACCACAAATTACAGACCCCCAAAAGTTAGGTTCGGCAATAACCTATTTCAGACGCTACACTTTACAATCGTTGTTAAGTTTACAAGCAGTTGACGATGATGGTCATTTGGCATCACAACCAACAAAGGCACCTAGTATGCTTCCATTCACTAAACAACTTGCAGACATTCACATTCCACTTAAAACTTCATTAGACTTGCTTAAAAAGTCTTATTCATTCACTCCAGAACAAGAAGATAAATATTTAAACTCAATTAAGTAATGGGAATGAGCACCAAAGATTTCTTTATTCATCTTAGAGATGGCGAAGAATATTATAGTTGTATGATGCACCCCGATACCTATCATTCGATACCAGCGCATTTAAAAGAATCAATAGTGTTAAATGAGGTGCGCCAAAAGAATGATAATTTTGTGAATGATGAATTACACAAAGGATTGGTAAAAGACGTTAAGAAAGCACGTGAAAGACTTTTAGAGTATGAACATAAGGTAAACCATTCATAAAGTTATAATACCGTTTGTGTAGTTTATGCAAATGGTATTTATTTTAAACCTACTTTTGAATCAAATAAAAAAATAAACAATATGGAATTAAAACAACAAATATTAGCATTAATCTCAAACGAGGATTTGACTAATGAATTAGCGACACGTAGAGAGAATAACACTATTGACATTGATTACCTTTGTCAAGTAGTTAACTGCTCACAAATTGAATATCTTGAGGCTTGTTTGGAAGGTATGGACTGCGAACAGTTAAGACGATTTGAAGATACGTTTTATAATATATATCTCAAACAACAAGCTAAAGAGGAAGCACAACAGGAAGAAATGACTAACTACCGTAACACATTGAACTCACTATGATACTAAACCCGATTAAAATAGCTGAAACCATTATTGAGAATGGTCAGTTAGAGAAAGTCCTTGTTAAACAAGGTGTGTACGATTGTTGTGTAATTCACATAAACAAACAAATGATTTCATTCCGTTACGACTACTCACTAAACCCAAGAATTGAATCTGCAATGGTATGGATAAATGGTGATGACTTAAACATTACCGTTGAAGAAAATATAATGATACGTCATTTGTTGATTAGCAAATGGGATTCTAAAACGTGGGCATTAATACAACCGATTGAAAGAATTGAAACTAAAAAACAAAGATGAAAAACCTAATACAAACTATCCTACACCGCTTTAAAGAGTTGTTGAGTGGTGATATAATAAAAACTAATCTACTATGAAACTAAAAGCTACAAAATACCTCCTACCAACAACCGATGGGAGGTTACACAAAGAACTTGAATACCTTATATCCTTACAAGAAAACAAAATGAATAAGGGTAAGATTAAAAATAGACTTGATGACTTAGAAAATAAGCTAAACGAAATGAGCCACGCTTTATCAATGATGTATAATACTATCGAATCAACGGAACAACTTTTTAACTCCGCTACAACAACTAATTAATTTTTTTAATACCTTTGTATTATGAACCGAAAAACACTTTTAACAATATTAGGTATATTGCTAATGATTATTATACTATCTTTGTATTTATTCATTCCAATATTAACACCTATTTCAATGGCTATATTCGTTATTAGTCTATTGATGAAACGAGGATTAAAACGTACTGATTATGGCAGCACCGAAAGGAAATAACTATTGGGAGTTTAGAAATAAACACGGTAGAGATTTTGCTTATACTCCTGACTTACTTTGGGATGAAGCGGTTAAGTATTTTAATTGGATGCTTGATAAAGTTTGGAATAAAAAAGACCCAATAAAAGGAGGGGATATGGCTGGAACTTTAATTGATGTTCCTACTCAAATACCTATGTCAATTACTTCATTTTGTTTGTTTGCTGATATTGACGAAAACACGTTTCAACGTTACGAAAAAGAGGTAGGATATGAAGATTTTTGGGCAATCACTAAAAAGATAAAAGGAATTATCGAATCTCAACAGTTCGAAGGGGCAGTAGTTGGAGCATTTAACCCTAACATTATAGCTCGTAAATTAGGGCTTACTGATAAGACTGAATTAAAAGCTAACTTTGAAGATATGCCTACTTCATTATCTAGTGAGGCATTATCTAAACTAATAGATAAGTTATAAATGTGTCAAAAGAACCAACTATACACGATGTTTTAAAACTTGGCGCTAGAGATAGTTTCGTAGTCTTCTGCTACTACTATGATTTTGACTTTTTCCGTTCACGACCTTTTTTAAAAGAAATAGCACAGTCGTTTCAAGATGTTACCGATGGTAAACTAAACTCATTAGCAGTATCACTACCTCCGAGAGCTGGAAAGTCTTATATTACTACTTTGTTTTGTGCTTGGACACTTGGCAAATATCCAACTGAATCAGTAATGAGAAATACTTGTTCAGCACGTTTAGCCCGTAAATTATCATACGACACTAGAGAGATAATAAAATCACAAAAGTTTCAAAATGTATTTCCTGAAGTTAAGCTATCAGATGACAAAAGCGCAGTTGATGGTTGGAATACTAATTTATCAAAATCAGTAGGTTATTTTGGGCAAGGTGTGGGCGGTACTATTATTGGTTTTGGTGCTTCAAAGTTAGCCATTACTGATGACTTATTCCGATCAATGGAAGATGCAATGAGTGAAACAATAAGAGAAAAAACTCACAGTTGGAAACATGGTACGCACGATTCACGATTAGAGAGCGGATGCGCTCAAATTGATATAGGTACACGTTGGGTAAGGGATGACGTTATCGGAGTTAATTCTATTGAAGGTCGTTATGAAAAAGAAATAGTAGTGCCAGCATTAGTTGAAGGAGTTTCATTTTGTGAGGCAGTACAAACAACTGAAAGGTTTCTACAAATGAAGGAACGTATGCCAGAAGAGATTTGGATGGCTGAATATATGCAGACCCCTATCGATATTGAAGGTAGGTTATTTGAGAACCTTAAAACTTTTACCGATATAGATTCAATTCGTAACAGTTCAGAGGGGTGCTTGGCTTATATCGATGTGGCTAATGGTGGAGGTGACTTCCTTTGTATGGTTGTTGGTCATTTAGTAAACAAACAAGTTTACATAACCGATGTGGTTTTTAATAAAGGTAACACCGATATTACTATTCCAATGGTGGCAAATATATTGAATATAAATAACCCTAGACAAACAAGGATTGAAACCAATGGAATGGGTGCATTGTTTATTAAGATGTTGAAAAACGAAACAAAATGTACCTTAGTGCCTATTTCAAATAGTACTAATAAAAATACACGTATCTTTATGAATAGTGCATTTGTAAAAAATAATATGATATTCTTAAATACCGATAAAGGCGAGTATTTTCAATTTTTACAAGCACTCGCAAAGTATAGTCACGAGGGTAGGAATATAAACGATGATGCGCCCGATTCAATAACTGGATTAGCTTTATTTTTCCAATCACTTTTTAAATTCTGATGCAATAATATCGGCTAAGTCAGTACGGTTGTTGGCTTGTAATATTTGTATCGTTTCGGCTCTAGTTTTATCGGCTGATGCTTCTGCGCTTTTATCGGATTTCAATACTTCTAAATGTGAATAGTCTTTTTCTAACCATTCATTAATGCCATCCATACCAAAGAATTTAGTAAAACCTAATGCTCTATCTTCTGCAAGTGGAATAATACAATCTTGATACGCTGATTTTAAACCTTGCGCATAGTTTGAGAATGTTGAAGCCTTACTAAAACTAAAGATATTTTCATTCAATCCAAAGCCATCTATGATTAATTTAAAGTCTTGGTCAACTTCCTCAAACAACATTAAATCTTTTGTTGGGTATGACATAGCATTCCATTTCGCACTTCCTTCAACATATTGGATATTTGCTTTACCTTCTTGCATACCAAACAATCCAGCACGTGCCTCATTCATTCTTTTAATATCTTCTGGAGTTAAACCGAGACCCATACCATTTTGACCGTTATCGGATGACATAAACCCTAGTGCAGCATCATTTGTGATAATTCTATTTCTAAAACCCATTGAAGCTCTAATGTTAGCTATTGCAAGTTTATATTTGTCGAGTGGAGAAATACCCATTAAAGGGTCATTAGGATTAGAACTTTTAAAGTGAATAACATTTTTAACATCAAAGTATTCTCTAATTCCATTGTACTCGATGTATATTTTATCAATGATTTTTTCACGTTCAACTTGATTGAACATTTTACCAGTGCGACCGATAACGGTATATTGCATTGGTAGGTTATAAATGGCAGTTGGTATCGGTAACGATTTGCGTAATAAATTAACCATTGAATTACCATAAGTTTCATCACTCCAAATCATTGACTTATCAAGTTCAGACCCGTTTTGAATAGGATTAGGATTCTCTAAAATATAAACTGCATCTGAATTTTCAACTAATTGTTTTTTACCGTTTACTAATTTGTAATGTTTCCATCGACCGTTTGAGTACATTGATGCCTTACGGTCGATAACTGCTGCTACTTGCGGTGTAGTTCTAGCAAGTTCGTAAAGGTTTTCCCAAGTAGTATCAACTGTTGTTTCACCTTTTTGAAGACCCCATTGAACATAAGAGCCGAAGTTTGTTTGAGTATAAGCATCTTTGCCACCCGTAATAAAAGCCCCTAAACGATAAAAAATATTTTCTGCCATTTTTTTTATATTTTATTTGCAAATGTACATTTTTTTTATATACATTTGCAAATTATGAATGGTAATATTTTTATTTAGATGGTAAATAAACCTAAACAAACGGTAATTGAAGATTTAGAAAAACAAATCTCTAAGGCTAATAATATTGAAATAAAATCATTATTACAAGCTAAATTGAATTTAATAAAGTCAAACGAAATTATAAACAAATGATCTACTGTAAAGAATTAGATACTACATTCGAGAACAAAGAAAACTTATTTAAGGCTTTAAGGGAGAATGTGACCTCTATTATTGATGTTAAGAAAGCTAATATTTACAAGTCAGTTGATAAAGGTAGTTCAATTAAAACTTCATCTACAATAGATACCGATGTAATAAAAGCAGATGCTACATTCAAAGAAAACTATATTTACCCAGTTATAAACACTATTGGTTATTTAGATAGTCACAATGATTTGCACGTTACTGGTTTATTCAATAAGTCAGCAAGGGAACAACAAGGTAACATTTTCTACGTTGCAGACCACGAACTAAAAACCACTACAACAATCGCTTGGAAGTCTGATGTGAAACTATTGATTAAGGACATTGATTGGTCATTAGTTGGTAAGTCTTATTCAGGTAAAACTCAAGCGTTATTGTTTGAAATACCAAAGGATAAGATTAGACTTGATATTGCAAAGTCAATTATCAATGATAGATTAGATGTTGAGAACTCAGTAAGAATGAGATATTACAATATTGCACTTTGTTACAACTCCGATAAAGAAGAAGATAAAGATTATAAAAAGAATTTTGATAAATACTACCCTCAAATTGCAAATAAAGAGGACTTTAACGAAATCATATACTTCTATGCAGTCTTAGAGGCTGGTATAGTAAGTGAAGGAAGTATGGTTTTACAAGGTTCTAATGATGCAACTCGAGTAGTACAATCGAAAATAGAGCCGACAATAGTCACTCAAACAAACGAAGTCGAAGCCGATAAATCGCACTCCATCACTCCGACACCAAACAAAATAAGTATTTACAATTTAAACTAAATAAAATGAAAAAAACATTTTTAGAGTTTTTAACATCAAAATCTATCGACAAGGCAACTTTCGATTTGTTTGATGCTGAAAAACAAGCTGGTTTATACAATGAGTATAACACAGAATTGAAAGCCTACATTGATACGTTGGAGAAAAACGTAGATGGAAAAGCTACAAAATCAGAATTGGATAACGCTATTGCTGAGTTCAAAGCTACACAATTAGACCAAATGAAAACCTTAAACAAATCTTTAGAATCTATTGGTTTGAGAATTGAGGCAATGAATGAAGCTGACAAAACTGCTGCTAATTCAGTTGGTGACCTTAGAAAATCTTTAGAGGCAAATCTTGACAAAATCAAAGGTTTAAAAACTTCAAAAGAAGGTTTTGAAATGGTTATTAAAGCGGTTGGAACGATGTTAGAATCTACTAACATATCTGGAGGCAACGTACCAGTTGAAGAAAGAATACCAGGTTTGAATGTTATTGCTTCTAGACGAGTAAGATTCTTAGATGTATTGAGCAGACGTAGAGCAAACTCAAATTTAATATCTTGGGTTTATCAAAGTGGAAAAGAAGGTACTGCTGGAACAACTGAAGAGGGAGCAACTAAAAACCAAATTGATTTTAACTTAGTTGTTGCATCTCAAGCGGTAGTTAAATATTCTGCTTTCATTAAAGTATCAACTGAAATGTTAGACGATATTGATTTTATCGAAAGTGAAATTAATGCTGAACTTTTAAGAGAGCTTTTAAAAGCGGTTGAGTTAGGTGCTTATTCTGGAAACGGTACTGCTCCAAACTTAAACGGTGTAAGTACTGTTGCGACTACATTTGCTGCTGGTACATTTGCAGGTACTGTTGATAATGCTAACCAAGTCGATGTATTGGTAGTTGCAGTTAATCAAATAATGATTGCCGAACAAGATATGCCAACTCATATTTTTATGCATCCAACTGATGTAACTAAATTGAAGTTATACAAAGTTAGTGCAAGTGATAGACGTTACGTTGAGCGTTTAGCTGAAATTGGAGGGTCATTGTTTATGGATGGCATTCCTATCATACCTACTACTTTAGTTTCTGTTGGTACATTCTTGATTGGAGATTTCACAAAAGCAACGCTTTATGAAAAAGGAACATTGAGAATT